TAAAAAGAAATCAACAGAGAAAATAGACGGTGTGGTCGCGCTGATCATGGGACTTGCGAGGGCAACCCTCGGCGGCGGTATCAACGACAGTGTCTATGATGAAAGGGGGTTGTTATTTATATGAGTTTTCATAAATAAAATATTATTTTTATGAAAACCGTTGACTTCTGCACCTACTTACGGTTATAATAATTCCCGTAAGGAGGTGCAGACAAATATGTCAAAGATAGTACAATTAACTTTCTCAGAAGAGCAATATCAGGAGTTAGAAAGGCGTGCAGGAACACTATCGGTTCAGCAATATCTTATTGGAAGAGAATTTCCACAGAACGACTTCAATAAATGGTTTCCTATTTTGCTCGAACGGGTAAGTGAAATTCCTAATGATGGTCGCCAGTTTACTGTGCGTGAAGTTATGAGTACGGACTGGAATTTAATACCAAAGGGAATTAAATTATCCCTTGGACGTGTATTTTTTCAACGAGTTGTTGATAATGACGTTAATCGAAAGGTATTTAATGTTCGTCCGCTTGAGCCAGACAAGTCAAAGACTCAGAAATATATTAAGGAGGCAAACCAATGAAAATCACAGAAACCCATGCAAGTCAAATTGACGAACTTGTCACCAATTCAAAACCTGGTGAGTTGCTTGAATTTGGCGATATCGGCCTTATCGTTTTTGGTAAAAAAGGTGCTGGAGGGATTGTTGGCGGATATATTTTTGACAACCGTCATAGATTACCCGGTTGGTGGCGTGTTGTGAACTGGTCTGGGCATCCTGTGGCCGATGTAAATGCTATTACTTATTTGAGTTCTGAAGGTCACCAACTTCGTAACGGCAGTATAATCGGATATCGCAGAAATCCCCAAGCCAACATCATGCGGACAAACGGAATCCTTGACTCGACAATCAATGCCGTCGATAACGTTTTGCGTTCGAATCGCGCTAATACATTTTCGTCAAACCAGTTAATGCAAGCCTTACCGCTTAGTTTGCAGAGTAGCTTGTCGACCATCGCAGGTATGTATAACGATTGTGCTTGTTCCGACCCAGCCAGTTATGTTGGAACAGCGGCATCTATGCTTTCGAAGCGAAACCCAGCATCCGTAATACACGACACGCATTTCTGGTGTCCTATCTTAAAACGGTATGACGACGCTTTTAGATTAGTATAAATAAGACAAGCAACTATGAAAACATCGCTTCGGCGGTGTTTTTTTATGCCCATTTGTTGGAGGTGATAAAAATATGGGTATTCTATCTGGGTTGTTCCGCTCACGGGATAAGCCTAAAAACCGTGTCGGTGGTGGCTGGAGTTTTCTCTTCGGTGGCACAACCAGCGGTAAGGCGGTCAATGAGCGAACGGCGATGCAGACCTCAGCGGTCTATGCTTGCGTCCGTATCCTTGCCGAATCGGTGGCGGGGCTTCCGCTCCATGTATATGAGCGAACCGTCAACGGGAGCAAATCCACAAAACCGTCGCATCCCCTCTACCGGCTGCTTCATGATGAGCCTAACCGCGAGATGACTTCATTTGTGTTCAGAGAAACACTGATGAGTCATCTTTTACTTTGGGGCAACGCCCACGCACAGATTATCAGAGACGGCAGGGGTTTTCCCATTACACTCTATCCACTCCTGCCCGACCGAATGGCTGTGGATAGAAACGAAAGCGGCGAACTGGTCTACACCTACCAAAGTGACAAGGGGCAGGTCAAATTACGGCGTGAGAACGTCCTGCATATCCCCGGCTTGGGCTTTGACGGCCTTATAGGTTACTCGCCGATTGCGATGGCAAAGAACGCCGTGGGACTTGCCCTTGCAACGGAGGACTACGGTGCTACGTTTTTCGCCAACGGAGCGAACCCCGGCGCCGGAACAGGCCGACAGGCTCAGAGAAAGCTGGCAGTCGCAATTCGGAGGCGCAAATGCACACAAAGTAGCGGTTTTGGAGGAAGGTCTTAAATTCCACCAGATGTCCATACCGCCGGAACAGGCGCAGTTTTTGGAAACACGTAAGTTTCAGATAAATGAAATCGCCCGTATTTTCAGAGTGCCTCCTCATATGGTCGGCGACCTTGAAAAGAGCAGCTTCTCCAACATCGAACAGCAGTCTTTAGAGTTCGTCAAGTATACCCTCGACCCGTGGGTGGTCAGGTGGGAGCAGTCTCTCCAGCAGGCTCTCATTCTGCCATCGGAAAAAGCGACGATCTTTATCAAGTTTAATCTCGACGGACTACTTCGCGGCGACTACCAAAGCCGTATGCAAGGCTATTCAACAGGCATTCAAAACGGATTTATGTCGGTCAACGATGTACGTGGCTTGGAGGATATGAATCTGCTGACTGCCGAGGAAGGCGGCGATCTGCACTTCGTCAACGGCAACATGGTCAAGCTGGCCGATGTTGGAGCAGCATACAAACCAAATGAAACGGAGGATACAAGCTAATGGCAAAAAACAAGAAGTTTTGGAACTGGGCGCGTGATGCTGACGAAAGTGGCGAGCGCGTCCTTTACTTTGATGGAGAGATCTCGGATGAGACTTGGTGGGGTGATGAAATCACTCCGGCAATGTTCAAATCGGAACTCTTCTCAGACAAGGGTGACATCACCATCTGGCTAAATTCGCCCGGCGGAGACTGCATCGCTGCAAGTCAAATCTACGCCATGTTGATGGATTATCCGCACAACGTCACGGTCAAGATTGACGGCATCGCCGCTTCTGCGGCAAGTGTCATCGCTATGGCTGGCACGAAAGTCCTCATGGCTCCCACCGCCCTGATGATGGTGCACAATCCACTGACCATCGCCATCGGTGACACGGACGAAATGCAAAAAGCCATCTCCATGCTGGACGAGGTCAAGGAATCCATCATCAACGCCTACCAAGTCAAGACCAATCAGTCGAGAGCAAAAATCTCCCACTGGATGGACGCAGAAACATGGATGAACGCAAACAAGGCGATTGAATTGGGTTTTGCCGACGGTGTGCTGGAAGACAGCAAAAGACATCAAGCCACTCCGACCTATGCGTTCAGTCGCAGGGCAGTCACCAATTCCTTGCTTGATAAGGTAAAGACCAAAGAACAACCGAAACCCGAACCTGAGCCGCAAGGCGTACTCGCTGAGTCGCTTCAAAAGCGGCTCAATTTGATTATCCACTAAATTTATGGAGGTAATGACAATGAATAAAATCCTTGAACTGCGCGAGAAGCGCAACAAAATCTGGAACACCGCAAAGGAGTTCCTTGACCAGAAGCGCGGCGCGGACGGGTTTGTTCCCGCTGAAGCTGCCGCAGAGTACGACAAGATGGAAGCCGACATGGTCGCTCTCGGCAAGGAAATTGAGCGTCTGGAACGCCAGGCGGCCTATGACCTTGAGATGAGTAAGCCTACATCCGCTCCTATTTTGGGCGCGCCGAACAAGTCCACTGAGGACAAGACTGGCCGTGCGTCCGCCGAATACAGAAAAGCCTTCTGGAATGCCATGCGCACTCGTGGCAACGAGGGTCTTGATATGAGTGTAAAGAATGCCCTGCAAATCGGCACCGACTCCGAGGGCGGCTACCTCGTGCCCGACGAATTTGAGCGCACGCTTGTGGAAGCCCTCGACGAGGAGAATGTCTTCCGCAGGTTGGCAAACGTCATCACCACCTCTTCCGGTGATCGTAAAATTCCTGTCGTAGCATCCAAGGGCACCGCATCGTGGATCGACGAAGAAGGTACCATCCCCGACAGCGACGATGCTTTCGGCCAGGTGTCCATCGGCGCTTACAAGCTGGGCACGCTCATCAAGGTATCCGAGGAACTCCTAAACGACAGCGTGTTCAATCTCGAAGCCTACATTTCCAGAGAGTTTGCAAGGCGCATCGGTAATAAAGAGGAGGACGCCTTCTTTACCGGCGACGGCTCCGGCAAGCCCACTGGCATCCTTGCTGCGACTGGCGGTGCACAGCTTGGCGTAACCACGGCAGGAGCTACCGCCGTCACGATGGATGAGGTGCTTGATTTGTTCTACTCGCTTAAGGCGCCTTACCGCAACAAGGCTGTATTTGTTATGAACGATGCTACTG